ATTATTTGTTGCGTCTACAGCACTAGCTGCTGCTGCAGTTGCAGAGTTAGAAGCATTAGTTGATGCAGTTGTCGCACTAGCTGCGTCTACCAAAAGATCCCATTTAGCTACATCTGCGTTAGAAGATATAGGTTGACTACCAGATGATGTGTGTGCAGTTTTACATAAATAAATATTTCCATTTGAAGTATCTTTTATAATATCTCTAACTGCAAAAACAGTTGAAGCAGACCAGTTACCTTTAAAAGTTCCTAGTTCTTGAGTTACAACAAGTTCGCCAGCAGAATCAAAACCAAATACTTTTCCAGCTCTATCAGTATCACCAATAGAAAATTCTGTAGAAGTCATTGTGTTTGTTCTTGATAATTTAATTGATCTATCTACTTCTTCTTGCAGTTGTTGTACTGCCATCATAGATCTGTCTAATCCTTCTTCATGACTTTCTGCAGGGAATGGATCATTTGCAATATAATCGATTGCTTGTGTTTGTGGTGATGCTCTTCTTATAACAACAGTTTCAGTTGCACTTGGAATATTTCCTGCAGTAAAAATAATAGTTCCACCAGAAGCAGAACCTGCACCTGTAACTGTATAGTGAGTAGTTAAAGTTTTAACTGTTTCATTAGCTGACGCATCTCTAATAATAACTTGAACATCTGCGTCTGCAAATATTTTAAAAGTATAATTGAAGGTAGCTAAAGTACCATTACCAGAGTAGGAATTTTTTACTGTAGTTGAAGATATTGTCATACTGCTTTCTCTTTATCTATATTTAACTTAATAATCAACATTATATTATGGTAAAAGTCTATTAATATCTGCTTCATCCATAGATGTTTTCTTTTTTCTTTTACCGAATTTAGTCTTTTTAGCATCATTAATTGCATTAGCAACATCTTTATATTTTATAAGCATATCTCTTTCGGCTCTCTTTTTATAGTTTTGTATAATTTTTTTAATCTGATATTCTTTACCACCATCATAATTAACATCACCTTCTTGAAGTTTAAGATAAGAATAACTTTTAAACTGTCTATCTAATCTCATCATTAATGTTTCTCCTCTACCATTAGTAGTTTTACCTATTCTCTCAAGCATAAAATTATAAGCTGATTGACCATCCATTTTATATTCAGTTAAATCTACTGTTTTAAATTTAATTTTAGCAGGTTCTGTCATAGGTATTTTAAGTCTAGCAACCTCAAATAAAACAGGATTATCTTTAACTTCTGTTTCTCTACCAACTAAACTAAATCCTTGAAATATAGATGAGTAAGATAAAATTCCATCTGGATTCAAATATAAACTGTTAGGTGTTTTAACAATAGGCTCACCACTTAAAAAATCTCTTTTAGGTTCTAAATCTTCTTTCATTCCTGCTCTGTTTTTAATTGAATCTACAAATCCTCTTATCTCATAAGCAGTTTCATCTGGTTCTAATATATATGGTATACCTTGATTTCTTAATGAAGCATAAGGAATAGCATTTCCAACTACACCACCAAAAAATTTTGAGAACTTATTAGGAGAATCAGTTGAAAGTAATTCCATCGCATCTGAGATACCTCTTAAATAAGTTTTGTTAGTTGCATTTTTAAAAACTGATATTGCTGCAGAAGTAAACATATCTTGTTTTTGTTCATCATTAATATTTTGTGAATTTTCTTTTAAATCTGCAATGATACCAAGAATATAAAATCTTGGATCCATTCTGTTATATTGTTTATAACCTATTGAACCATCTTCTTTTTTATAACCTATAGAATAAGGTTGCCATCCAAGAGCCATCCATGCTTTTTTAATCTGAAAGTTAGATGGTCCATTACCAGTTAATTTTGGAAAACCATTACCATTCTTATCTACTAAAGATTCTGTTGCTAAGTGGTAACCATAGAATGCTGCAGATATTCCTAACATTTGTCTACCTAAAACTTCTGCTCTTGCTCTTCTATCTCCAGACTTCCAAAGATCCATATTTTGTTTTGTAAATAATCCTAATCCTGGAATACGATTACTAAAGTGTCTCCAAAGATTAGTAGGTGTTCTAATAAAAGGTGCTAAGAATCTAAATTCTGGATTTTTATTTAACATATTTTGTAATGCACTACCCCAATTTAAATGTGAACCCCCTCTTAAATCGTTTGTATAAGTAGATTCTCTTGCATAATCTAATGCTTCTTTATTAAAAGGATTGTCTTTAACATTTGCTGCACCATTAGCATCAAATCCATCTTTAAAAATTTTATCTATATTTTCTTTACCTTCTTTAGATGAAAGTTTTAAACCTCTCTCCATAGTATTATCAAGAGCATTTTGAAATAATCTTCCACGATAGTTTGCTTGTTTTAAAAATTCATCACCTGTCATTAGTAGTCTTGATGGAAACTCAAGTATATTACCAACCCAATCAATAGCAGTTCCTGCTGTACCATTAAATCCAAGATTAGAACCACTAATTGCTCTTTGTGCTTTTCCACCAACAATAGTTAAGTTATCTTGAGTTCTTGAAAGAGGATCGAGAATAGCATCACCTTGTCTTATTGCTAAACCTGTTGCTCTTATTGTATCACCCATAGTCATAATCATTCCTTGATATTGAGCAAAACCTAAACGAATGGATCTACCATCAGCTCTAATTGCACCACCTGCAATTTGTTCTAGTGGTCTAATAATTGCTTCATACAATCCAGATTTTAAGTTCAATGCATTTGTGTAAACTCCAGAAAGAAGTGAGTTAATATATAATGAGTTAAATACTTCTATTACTTTATGACCTTTTGTTTTACCAGAAGTTTCAATAACAGTTTGTATATTTCCATCTCTCCATTGTTTTGAAATAGTAACAGGATCTCCAGAAAATCTTTTAACTATGTCTGCCATTTTTTCTACTTCTAATACATTCCCTTTTGAAGCTGACACAGGAATATTACCTGCTTGAGTAACTCTAGCTGCTCCTCTAATTTGTTCTTTTAAATAATAAAGAGTGTCTCGCAAGATTGCAGATCTTAAAGCAATTTCTGTTTTAGCTTCTTTGCTCCACTTAGTGGCATCATCACCAAACTCTTTTAAATATTTTTCACCAGAATTTTTAGCATCTATAGCAATTTCTTGTATTACTTTTTTAGTTGCCAACATTCTAATAACAGCTTCTTTTGCTCTAGCAGCTTCTTTAGGTAATGCTCTTAATACTTCAGATTTATCTCTAGCCATTATTGTTGCAAGTTCGTCAGCAACATCATTTCTTAAAACATCATTAGTTAAAAACTCTTTAGCTTGTTCATCAAACAAATCAGACAAGTCATCAATAGTTTTTAAAACTTGGTTAGCATTTTTAAATGATTTTACATTTAAAATTTTACTCATAAAAGATTCTGAATCTGCTCTTGCATTTACTTTGGATATTTCAATATCCTTAATAGCTTGTTCTACATTTATAATAGCTGCGTTACCTTCTGCTATTTTCTTTTTAACAATAGGATCTAATTTTAATGGAGTTTTATCTATTGATTTTAATTCTGCTTTTTTAAATGTTTTAGTTGCTCTTAAACCTTCTTTAGAAATAAACTCAACTTTTATAGCACCTCTCTCCATACTTAATACAGTACCAACATTACCTCTATCATCAGCTACAACTCTAACACCTACATCAATAGGTTTTAATTTTTGTTTCTTTTTAGCTTCTTGTAAACTCTTAATAGCAGCACCATACTCTTTATGAATTTTATTTTTTTCTGAAATATTTTGAGTTGCTTTTTGTCTTTTAAATGCTTTTAATCCCATTAATATTTCTAGTGGTCCACCAATAACAATTCCTTCTAAAACATTTTTTAATCTTCCTTCCATTTCAGTATCATCTTCATCTGTTGCAAGATATTGAGTAACAGCATTATTTAGTAAAGGAGAATTAAACTCAACCAACATATCTGATAATCTTCCTTCATCTGGATCAAATACAGTAAGATCGGCAACAGCTCCTGCTGTCATTCCTCTTATTCCTGTTTTAATAACACCACCTGTTAAACCTACTCCTTTTAAAAATTTGTTTGGTCCAAAAAAGCCTGTAAGGAATCTTGACACACCTTCTGTCATATTACCTGCCATAGTTTCTGGTTTTGTAAAAGTTGCTATTCTTTTATCTTTTGATTTCCATGCTGAAGGTGTAACATATCTAGGTATAAAATCTGTAAAAGTTGATTTAGTTTCTTCATAATATTTTTTTGCAAGAATAGGATTGACTAGTGTTAATGCTTGTAATTTATTAACTTCTATTCCACCTGCATTAACAATATTTTCATCTATAAAATCACCTTGTTCTTCTACTGCATTAACAACTCCTTTAGGTACAGCTAAAGACATATCTCCTAAAGTTTTCCAAAATCCAATATCATCTTCATTTGGTTCTTTAATTAAACCAGAATTAACAGGTTTTATTGCTTCGTTAGATTCTCTGATTGATTGAAGAATATCTTTAGCTTCTTGAGAAAGTTCTGTCATAACTTATTAACTCCCAGAATTTTGTCTGCTTTTTATAAGTGGTAGGTAAAAATTTAAAAAACCATTAACATCTGGTTTACCTTTCTTATCAACATAACCATTTAGTTTAGCTAAAGATTTCAACATATTTGGATTTTCTGGATCAGCATAATATGTAGAAGCAGCAAGTTCAACTTCATTTAATTCTCTATTAACATTAAATTTATTTTTTTCTAAATTAAATGTTGTTAATTGTTCTAAATCTACTTCAGTATATTTATCTACCAACATTAAATTTAATTCTAAAGCAAATTGTTTTTTTTCAAATGGTGATGCTTGTTGATTAGCATTCAACCAAGAATCATATCTAGTTTCATATTCTGCAATTGCTTCATTAGATAATGCTTTTGCAGTAGCACCACTTTTTTCTAAAATCATAGGATTGTAAAATGCTCCACTTAATGCTTTTGATTGAGCATTTTTATATTCTGTTACTTCTTTACCTTGAACAATTTGAAACATTAGATCATCATGGGTAATAGATTCAGTTAATATTTTAGTTTTTAAATCAGCAAACTTTTTCTCTCTAACACCATCAATAACTTTAGTTCCATTAGATCTTTCAAAATTTTCTAATTCAACTAATAGTTCTTGTGCTTGTTCATAATCAGCATTTGGATCACCTTTAATAGTTAAAGATTCAATTTTATCTGAATATAATTTATACATTGATGTACTAAATGTTTCGTTATTTAGTTTCATATCTCCAGTATCAAGTTTTTTAATTGCTTCTACACCACCATCAGTACCAATAAGATCTTCAGAATCTGTAAGAAATAAAGCATTATTAATATTATCAATTCTTTTCTTTAAATCATTTTCTCCTAATTGATGAGCATCATTGTAAGTTTCTGCTGCTCTAATCATTTCATTTTTATAAATATCTTTTTGTTGTTGATTATCTGAAGTTTTATATTTACCAATATTAGATGCTTGAGTATCATTATAAATTTTAATACTTTCTGATTCAAATGCTTTGAATGATTGTGTTTTTAAAGTATAAATATTTTCAGCATTCTCTAAAATCATTCCGTCTTGAATTAATTTTTTAACTCTTTTATTTTTTATTACACTAACAGTTTTATTTACTATTGGTTCAAACTGTGTTTTAAAAGTATTGATAGCATCATCTTCATTAATGTTATCTTTTTGAGAATGTTTAAGTTTATCTGATTCAGCTTTTAATTCTAATATAACTTTTTGTGCTTCTAGTTTTTCAGTAGCGTCTCTTTTTTTAACTGCATAAGTTGTTACAGCATCTGCTGCTGGCAACAAAGCTGCTGCTACAGATGATTTTGGATCAATTTGAAGATTAGATGCAACACCTGTACTCTGTGTTGTCATTTGAGTTTGTCCAGATGTGAATGTAGGTATCTTAGGCATATTATCCAAAAGCCTTTAGTAAACTTGTTCCTGCTTGAGAGTAGTAACCAATAGATTGTTGTTTAGCATTATTCATTGCAATATCACCTTGAATTTTAGAGAAGTTTGCTTGTTCAAAGGCTCTTGCCTTACCAACTTCTGCATTATAATCTATAACATTTTTTTCTAATTCAGCTTGCTCTGCATTGCTTCTCATAACTCTCATACCAGAACCACTTAACTCTGCACCACTTGTAGAAATAGCTACAACAGCTGATCCCTCAAACTGTCTGAACTTTTCATCAAATTTTGCTAAGTCTAATTCTTTTTTAGCTTGTATAGCTTCTGCTTCTTGAATTTTTAATTTAGCATTTCTTTCTGCAACTTGTTTATTAAATTGTCCATTAGCAGACGCTTGTCTTGCTGCTGATACTGATAATACTGCAGAAGTTGCTGCAGCTACTGGTGCGACCCATCCCATTAGAATAACCTCGCATACATATATTGATCTGAACCATCAAAACCAAATTTTTTCATTAATCCTTCTTCCTCTAATCCTAACCATTTAGCAAATTTTAAACCAGTTGTATAGTCAGCTCTTACAGCAGTTTGAACTCTATTGATATTATTTTCTTTAGCAATTCTTACAAAATCTTTTTTAATAGCACGAGCAATAAGTAATGGATGATCTAAAGCATCTCTAGTTGCCAGTACCCAACCTTCTGCAACACCATTCCAAAGTATTTTCATGCCTGCAGCAAAGATAGGTTTGCCATCAATCATACCTGTGAATGCTAAATTCTCTTGTTCTAAATTCATTGGGTTACCTTCAAATTCCATATCTTTATCCATCAATACATGATTCATTTGTTGTTTCATTATAAATTCACCATGTTCACCTTTATATTTAACAATATTTAATATTCTATCCATCGTTTGTTTGAAGTTTAGGATATAATGATAATATAGTCAAAGGTAAGGGTTGTGTTTGTCTAACAACTATAAAACCATCTGTTTCATAATCTCCTCTAAACTCAATATCTTTATCTCCAGTAAATACATTAACTCCACTATTCATAGTATTAGCTGAAGATCTAAATGGTATTCGTTCCATGTTGTCTAGATCTGGACCAATCTCAATACCAATACTTTCATAAAGTCTAGCAGTAATTTCATAAATTCTTTTAGTTTTACTTTGTGATGTACCATTTTGTGAACCAGCATCTATTCTCATTGTTTGTAATAAAGATACATAAGGTAAACCAACTTTAACTTTAGTTGCTGATCTATCTAATGTAATTGCACCAGAACTTACAGTTCTATTTGGATGTGTTGCACCATTAGCAAGTATAGAAACTTCTTGACCCTCTAAATGAGACAGACCACTTATATTAGTTGTTGCAGAACCATCGTAAGCTAATTGAGAATCTAAATAATTAAATGATGTATCATCTGTTTCGTCAAAATTTAAATCATGTAAATATTCTACATATCTTTTTGTAGCACCATTGATTGTTCTTTTTACAATAACCCAAACTTGATATTCAGAATCATCTGTTGGTAATACTTCAACACTTTCAACTACAGCATTACCACTTCCAAATGCTCCACCAATTATATGTCTATGCCAAGCAGTTACTTGTTGTTCTCTTTGATAAGTAAATCCTAAAAGTTGACCATCAGTTCTAACACACCAAATAATACTATTAGGTTCTTCCTGGTATGCCATTTGTGTAATACCAGATTCAGTAATATGTTCTGCAAGGATAGTTAAATCTGGAGCAGTATATCCATCAACATCAAAGTTGAAAGCTAGTTCTCTAATTTTTCTTTTAGCACGTTGTAAAAATAATGTTGCATTACCTACGGCAATACCATCTACATTTGCTGAACCATGATTTGATTGTTTGTTAATTAAAATATTTGTTGGAGTAATTGCTTCTCCTACACCAGCTCCATTAACTGCAAACTCACCACCTGCTGTACCTATAATTAATGTTCTAGTTGCTGTCATAAATCTAATTGCATTAACTTGGTTAGAAGCAATCGTATAAACAATAGCATCATCATCAGCTACAGTTTCATGATACTTGTCATCAAAGTTTTCGTAGTCTGCTGATCTTGAAAAAAATAAAGTTTGAGGTTGTACAGTTGTTCCTGCAAATACTAATCTTTGTTCAAAGAAAGTTACACAAGAAGGATAACCAGAAGTATCACTAAATGATCCTAATGCAAAATCTGTAGTAGCAGTTGTAACACCTAAGTCAAAAATAACAGTTCCAACTACAACAGTAGTAGAGGTAACGCTTGTTATTTTTAAATGACCATCTTTAATATGAAGTAATCTTCCAACATCTGTAGATAAAAATCCTTGACCACTATTAATGCCTGTTACGGCACTTGCTGTTATAGTTGAAGTTGCTCCAACAATTTTATGTGATGGAGTTAAAGTAGTTAATTCTACATTGTGATCCATAAATGGTCCATTAATTATAACGTCATTAGTTAATGTCCAGTTAGTATGACCAGTTCTAGTTAGTTTTCTAGGTTGATGATTAGGATGACAAATATACATAGTGTCTGCAGATTGAGCAAACTTAATATCAAATAATTCTGCTTCTAAATAAGGTGAACTAATTTCATAAGCCGAACCACCAGATAATATTTGACCATTATCTTTATAAAATCTAATGTATTGATTGCCAAACTCTAATACATAAGTTTGTACTGTTGAAAATTCAAAAGCAATTAATCTAGTTTTTTTTGTGCTATCTTTTACTTCTGAAACAAATTGCGTACCAGATCTTCTTGATGCAGATCCATGAGGATATACAATCATATTCTCTAAAGTTTTACATCCAGAATTATATTTTGCTAAATCATTTCTACCATCTAATCTTGGTGATAATTCACCACCAGTAAAATTGGTTAATTGGACAGCAACTCTAGCCATAGGTTAATACCTTGAGTTTATGAACGAAGAAGATCCAATAACATCTGATTGACCATTATCTGGATTTGTACTTTGACCTTCAGTTGCGTCTACGAATCTTGCTTCTCTTAATTTATCTTGAAACAATTTATACATATTACCAGCTACAGGATTAGAAGAAGTTACTGCATAAGCAATGTCAGCAGATAATGCAGCAGATATTGTTTCTCTTAATAATTCATCATATTGATTAGGATCTTCTATTCTAGCTATGTATTGAATTTTTAATGTACCATGATTTGCTAAAATTTTTCTACCTTCAACTTTATAATCATAATCGTAATTTAAAATTGTAACTACTCTCAAACAATCTGCAGGTAAAGTAAATTGATATGAAAAACCCCAAGAAGGAGTTTCAGTATCTTTTGCAAGTTCAACTCTTTTAGTTAAACAATTCCAAAGATGAGATCTAAATAAACTATCTCTAACTTGTGTATATCTTGCGTTGCAAAGTCTTGCGTTTTTTGAATCTTCTGTAAGTGTAAGTATAGTTGATGCACCTAGTTGATTTAATGATCCATTACAAATGTCTACTACTGATGCCATATTACTTCCTTATTATATACTTGCGTCTTATTTGTCTATCTTTTTTTAAAGCAAAGATTTCTTCTATTGTCTTACCTTGTTTTTTATCAAAACCATAATGATTTTTACCATCATGTTGAAACCTGTCTACCAAAACGTATCTGTAAATGTAATTACCTTTCTTTAAATGTACTACAGTTTGTAAAGTTTTTGTTTCTTTTGTCATGCACTCTAGGGGGTTTTCACTCTCGCTTCCACCCCCTAAAATTTATTTACTATGCTTCGTGAGCAAGTATTTCAACAACTTTAGCTTCTTCCATTCTAGTCGCACCGAATGCAGCAGAATAGTAAACTTGAGTTGCGTAACCTTTATCAGATCTTTCATCGATTCTAGCAGTAGAATCTTTACCCATTGCTAATGCAAGACCATCTTGTACGAAGGCAATACATTTTCTTTTGCTTGAAGCAATAGTTAATCTGTTAGTAACACAGAAGTCAAAACCTAAGAAAGTATTAACATCACCAGATGCTAATGCTTTTACTGTGTTAAAATCACTTGAAGTTACTTCAGTAGTTCCTAATAGATCAGAGATCTGTTTTGGAGATACTATGATGTATCTTTTTAGTGAAGGATCAACATCACCTAGATCTATGATTTCTTTCGCTTGTCTTAATTTAGCGATAGTTAAACCAGCAGTTCCAGCTTCAGCGATTTTTTGACCAGCAGGTAATGCAACAGCAGTACCACCAGCAACACCTGTGTCAGATGAACCAGTTGCAGCAGCGATGATAGCATCATCCATTGCTCTACCCATTGCATAAGCAGCAGCTTGAGCATAGCTAGAAGTTGGATCTACCAACATTCTAACTTTATCTAGATCATCTACAAGATCTGCAAACTCATAATCAACAAGTGAAACTCTTCTTCTACTATGAGGAGTATCTGCTTGTGGAGTGTTCGAGTGTCTGCTTGATCTTACAGTTGCAGTTACAGAACCAATTTGGTCAAAGAAAGCATTTTTCCCTGTAACAGATTCTAATCTTACTTTATCTCTAAGAGCAGAACCTTTTGCTTGTGACAACATTTGTATGTTAGAACTATATTGTTCTACAAATGCTTTTGTTATTTCAGTTGACATATTATGTCTCCTATTATTGTTAAGTTAATGTTAAAACAAAACAGAGACGTTCTCAGAAAATCTGGCTTCTCTTGGATTTAAAGTCTTTTAGACTACAAGTCTATTCCTTGTTGTCAGTAAGGTTCTTTCGAATTGTCTTACTTTTCTTAGGGGAATTTTCATTCTCCTTAGAAACCCATGTATAATATTTTTCACAGCTTGGCAAGGGATCAGATTTTATTTTTTCTGATCCACTTTCCAATACTATTCTTAATATTTCTAGTCTTACTTCTTCTTTATCCATTACTTCATTGATCTCAAAGTAAATACTTGTTGAACTATTTTATCATGATCTGGGTGAGACTTATTCCAATATGGACCATCCCTGTCATTAACAATTTTACTAATTTCTTCATCAAGATTTCTACCACCTGTCGCACTATCTTCATCTGTTCCAATCATTTTATCTTCAGACATAAGATTAGCAATGTTTGCAAAACCTTTTATAACTGCAGGATGATCTCCTAAACGAGTACCATCTTTTAATTGCATATCTAAAATTTCTGGATCCATATTTGCTTTAGCAACTGATCCAGCTTTTTTTAGATTCTCATCAAAAGATCTACCCCATTCTTTTCTAAGTTCTTGTTCAGCATTTGCTTGTGCAGTTTCTGTATCTATTCTTGATTGTTGCTCAGAGCCTTCCATAGAATCTTTATAATATTCCAGGATACCTTGAGCTTGTTTATTGTTTAAACCTAGCTTGTGAGCATTCTCTGCAAAAGATTTAACAGCACCATCATCTAATGGAACTATTTCAGATTTTACATCTAGTTTATATTGATCTGCAGATTCTGGTCTACCAAGTTTTCCATACACTTCATTCCATTGATCATCTGTTGAGTTTTCATTTGGTACTGCAACTTTATCTTGACCAATCATTCTGGTTGCGTTGATATAGCTTTTAGCTAACGAATCTATTTCAGTAAATTTAGAAATGTTTGGATCTTCTCTAAACTCTTGTGAGATTGAATCTTTCCAGGTTGCTGGAGTGGAATCATTTGTTGTTGCTATAGTTGGTGCAACTGGTTCTGTAGTTTGTGTTGTCTCTGCTACAGGCTCAGTTACTTGAGTTGTCTGTTCTTCTGACATAGTTATTTATCCTTATTAGTTTGAAGCATTTGTTTAATAAATAAAAGGATGCTTCGTTGACCTTCCATATATGCACTCTCATGACTATCACCTTTAACATTGGTAGTAGAATGATAATGACATCTTTTTTCTAGATCAGATAAAACTTCCTTACCTTCATCTGATGTAAAAATATGTTTATAATTTTCTTGTAGTTTTTTTATATAAGCGTGTACTGCTTTCTCGTCTTGCATATCTATCCTTTTGTTTTTTTATTATTCTTCAACTTCAGCATTAGCTAGTGCTTGTGCTTCTTCTGGTAATGCTTTTGCTAAAGGTGCTATTTGTCCACCAGCTTGTGCTACTTGTTGCATCTGTGCCATTTGTTGTGCTTCTTGTTCTTGTTGTTGTTTTTCTTCTCTGGTAGCTTGAACTTCACTTTCAGATTTTAAAACTTTTTGTGGAACACCTACAACATCCATTAAATGTTTAACAAGTTTATCCATATTAACATGATCGAATACTGGAGCAACATTTGCAAGTGATCCTAGTATTTCTATACCTCTCATAATAGATTGTAGTTCATTTGACTTTTGTGCTTTAGCTAGTGGAGATACATATTCAATTTCTATATCTTGACCAGATAATTCTTCTGGTGCAGGTCTAAACATATTTTTTCTTAAAATAATTGCAAAGGCTCTATCAATTAATGGTTTTAATAATTCAGATTGAAGTCTACCAAGAACTGGTCCAAGTAATCTCATCTTCTCTTCATTACGTTGAATAACTTCTGTTGCTGTCATTTGTGGACCATTCTGCATTTGTAATTGGTTTACATAGAAAGCGTTTCTAATTGAATCTCTTCTTTGCTCTTCCATATTTAAACCTAATGGAGTGTTCGCACCAATGTTTAAAGTTTCAATTCTATCTCTAGTACCAGCTCTGTAGAAGTTTAATCCACCTGGAACAGTTCTTACTGGTAAAATAAATCCATCATCTGGAACAAGTAGTGGTGGGTCAACTTGTTTTTGTGCAGACTTGATTGTAGTCTTAGACATTTCATTTAGCATCTTAACGTCTGGCAAAGCTGTCATTGCAGGAGATCTACCATAAATTTCGTGTGATGCTTTTAAGTATCTTGGTACTACAAAAGGAAATTCTTTAAATCCAGATACAGATAATTCATCACCTGTTCCTGCTTCTAAGTAAACAGATTCAAAAGGCATATTAACCTTATCTTGTTTTTTAGGATCAAAATCAGATCTTGGATATATTGCGTGAAGTATTTCTATTTCTTCATATGGATCTTTTCTATTTACAGTTACAATGTTATCAGAAACATTCGCACCAAATTTTTGTATTGCAGCTCTAGCTGTTAATTTAAACTTTCTAAAGATTGTATCTATTCTACCTTTGTCATTTTCTGAAATATACATTTCATTAATATGTCTTGTAGAAAATTTTAAAGTATCTTCTTCATCATCTTCAATAAACATTGCTGCAGTACCAAATGTAATTAGATCATGGTACAGTTCAAATATTTCTTGTTGGAAGTTAGATTTATTAAATGCTGTATACATAACTTCTGTAGCATCTTCTAACCAGGCTTTAGCTTCATCATTATCTTCAAAGTCTCCACCTTTAAATCTTAATGAGAACCAAGTTGTAGAAGGGTTTGTTAACATACCATGAAGTGAAGAAGCAAGTAACTCTACTGCTTGTAATGGTGAACTATCAAAGATAAGTTCTGTTCTTTTATCACCTTTAGATCTTGTTTTAGTTACATCAGCTTTTCTTGGTTGCATATAATCTGCAACTTCTTGCCAATGACTTTCCCAATTTTGTCTGTTAGATTTTAATCTATCAAATCTTTTTAATAATTCTTTTGCTAAATTTGTTTGCATATTATCCTAATAAAGTTTTTTGACTTAAGGTTAAACCTTGATCTTTAACACCTTGTGAAGATGTTGCAATCATTAAGGATCTTCCTCTACCTCTTCTTTTTTTTTTAATTAATTCATTTGCTGTTGCTCTTGCTTCTTCTGAAGTAACTTCTGGTGTAGCTGTAACTTGAGAAACTTCTGCTGTTGTTGGACCAGTAACTTTTGGTGCTTGAACAACTTGATTGCCATTGTTGTCATTACCACCTTGAGAAATTGTATTTCCATAAGCATCTGTACCACCAGATGTTCTTCCACCAATATAACTTGAATACATAGTTTCTTGTGCTGACCTACTAAGTTTATCAAAATCTTGTTTAGTAGTTCCTTTGTAATTTTTTGATCCTAAAACTTTATCTGTAAAAAAATCTCTAGTTACTTTTGATCCAGCTTGTAGTGGCTTTGTTAATATCATTGTAGCTGGAGTTTTAAATTTTGCATTTTTTATATTTTCAGCACCACGATTTCTAAAAGCATCTGGAGAAGTTCTTTTACCTTTTTCATTTATATCACCTACGCCAATTTTTGTAGCTGTGGTACTATTCATTTGACCACCATCTGTTCTGCCAGTAGAACTATTAGAACCCATAATTATTTTCCAAATGATAAAGAAGATTTAGTTTCACATTGAGTTGCAGATTTAACTTCTGACTTAACTTCTTTTGCAATCTCAACAGAAGTGTTTACTTCTTTTTTAACTTCTGATTGAACTTCTTTTTTTGTTTTACTAAATGCTTTTTTAATTTTATCTAACATATTATGATCCTAATAAAGTTTTCTCTTCCACATCTGCTTCTTCCATAGCAATTAGTGGAGAGGTTTTGATTGTTGACTTTCTTCCTCTTCTTCTTCTTTCTTTAGCAGCAAACTCTGCGTCTAATTTTTTTTGTTCAGCTTCAGATAGTTCTGTTGAAGGTGGTTCTGGTAATGGTTGCACAGGTGGTAATGCAGGTGTCTTTGGTTTGAAAATTGATCCCATAATTAAATAATCCTATAATCATTATCTGCTACACTTTGTGGAGCGTTTTGTCTAGTATTTAATTCTTGTAACCCTACTGCTAGATACCTCATCGCATCGCAAGCATGACTACTCCAATCGTGTACAGGTTTCGATCTGAACATTCTATTTTTGTCGATGTACTTCCTATGGTAATGTCTTAACGCATCTATCAAACTTTTGCAATGGTCTGTATCTATCCAACATCGGTTGAGCAACATAGTTACTGCGTGGATTCCTTCTTCTACTGGTAGCTTCGGTACTACCTTAAATCTAACTCCTAACTGATAAGCTATCTCTCTTCTTGTTTTGCCATTGCCGAACTCTTGTACTTCGATGTCGTGTGGTGCATAATGTTCTTTGTAAACATATGGTTTTTCGTTTAGCAACTGAATATAGTGTGGTAATCCATGACCACGCTCTTCATGATAATCTATTATTTGTATTGCTGTTCCTTTTTGCTGAAAGAATATAATAGCACTATGGTCTGCGACACCAAGATCCCAAGATGTTGAAACAGGCAAAGTAGGATCGTAGGGTACTCTTGCTAGTTGCTTATTATCATCTAACTTGGCGACTTCGTCTCCAAATATAGCACCTTCAATGTTGGCAATCCAATCACACTCAAATTCCTGGAGATACTTCTTCTCACCCATAACTTCTTTTGCTTTCTCTAATTCTTCTAAATCTACAATCTTTGTCTGACTTGCTTTAGCTTTATAGTTAAACCAATCATCTGCTCCATTAGCGTGTTGGTATAGATCATAGAAGTTGTTGTTCATTCCAGCAGGTGTACCAATAAACACACAGTAGCCTTTTCTGTCAGATAGAGCTGGTCTAATTATCTCTGCAAATAGCTTTCCTTCAATGTTTGCGTATTCATCGATCACACATCCATCCAGGTAGATTCCTCTTAACCCATCAGAATTTTCTGCTCCAAGTAATGTAATTCTTGCACCATTTGGAAAATCTACTCTTAACTCTGTTTCATTGAATCTTGTTGCTGGGATCTTTGCAGTAAACTGTTTCATATAATCCCAAGCGATTGACTTCGCCTGTTTAAAGGTGGGTGCAATATAAGCAAATCTAGGATTCTTATGTTTGCACATTAATGCTGATTTGATTAAGTGGTTTATCATGCATACTGTTTTTCCGAATCTCCTGTGACAAACTAGCACACTCCATCTATGTTTGTTAATCTGTTGATGTAGATAGTTCTGATGTTTTCTGGGAGTATAAGGGATCTTAATGTTCATCTGTTAATGTATCATTTTAGAACGAGTGGTCTCGTTTAAAGGATGGTAATCAACTCCTAATGTCATCATTACATAATCTGTAAATAGTTCTGCAGCTTGTTTGTTAGGGATACCAATAAACTTTATTGTTAAGTTATTATTCTTCTCATCAATAAAAGCAATACAATCAAAGTTATTACTATCTAAATCATCCATATACTAGATGTAGTGTATTGGGTTTTTAAAACAACTAAAAAATAATTTTGGGAAAAGGTTTGTATAACTGGTGCAGGGTGTCTGTGTGTGTCTGTTATCAAATCCCATGTATAATGATATGTATACGTCACGTCATTTTCTCGGGTATACCCCCTCTCTATATTCTAAAAATCTTTTTTTCTGTTGGTTTATTCAATAAATATTACTAACGATAATTCCAGACTATCAATACTAATAAAAAAAATCTTTTAGTATGGTCTATTCTTTTAATTAACTGTCTTATTGTTTCCGTTATTTATATCGCATAAAAAAATTCAAGTTGAATGTATTTCTTTTTAGTATCTTTTTAACTCTCTCTCTTATCTCTCTTTTATCTCTCTATAATATCTAACTAACTAACTGAGCTGTTGCATTAATGTCACTGTGATATATTTACCACAGCTGCGTATGCGTCAATCTGTCATATATAACTAATCAACCCATTTGATACGAATTACAAAACAATTAAAAAAAAGGAAAAAACAATGCTTAAAACAAATAAAAAAACAACTACTGCAACAATTAATATTCTTAGTTCAACAAGTGAAATATTAGTAACTTATGCTTTGATTTATTCTAAATTAAATAATGAGGGTAAAGAAATGGCACAACAACAATTAAGAAAAATCGGTGAAAATTTTGATTTAATGAAAGAAAAAATAAATAAATTTGAGGATGATATTTTATTACAAAGACTTAACAAAGAAAGAAATAAGGGGGGAAAATAATATGCTTTTAGTTATTAAATGGGTTTTATTGCTTTTATGCTCAGTTATGGGAATGGTTATTCTTGTAACTGACCCAACGCAACAGAAATTAGGTTTTATTTTAACCTTTGGTTGCTTTTTATTATTTGCCTTAGATGTGGCAAAAAATTTCATAGATTAACGCAACAGTAAGAAAGGGATATAAAAATGGAACAGTTAATATTTGAATTATCATTTTTTGGAATGATTGTTATTTTAATAGGTTTAAGATTATGGGGGGATAAAAAATAATGGAACATTTGTATCTTGCTTTATTTTTAGCAATAATAATTACGTTAATATTCGGAAAATAGGGTGTGGCAATTATGACCAATACAAAGCTATTTTAATTTAATAATAATAAGAAAACAAAAAAAGGGAAAAAAAAATGTCAAATAAACTAGCACAAGAAATTAAAGAAGTTAATAAGCAAGTAGCAATTACAAGAAATGATTTAACATTGTCAATTGATAGAATGTTTTATGATTGTGAAAATTTAGAAGATCAATCAAGAATATTTAGAACAATATTAAATCAATTTAGCAATTACGATTTAACATCAATTAAGCAATATGTTAAAATTTCAACAGAAGGGAAAAAATAATGAACAATTTAAAAACAAAGCCTACTTATAAAAACTTAACTAAATTAATGTTTACAGAAGGCAATCCGAAAACTGATAAAAATAAACATATTGAAGGCTTAGAAGATTATTTGATTAAGCGTTTAGGTTTAGCACCTGCAAATATTTCTGGATTTGAAACTTGTGCAAGCCGTTCAATAGGATGTACAGACGCTTGTTTACATGAAGCAGGAAATCCCGTTTTTATGCCTCAAAAAACATTAGGCAGGGTTAATAGAACTCATTTATTATTTAAAGATGAGGCAAAATTTATTTCAATGGCTTCAAGAGAGATTAGAAATCATGAAATATATTGTAAAAAAAATAATTTAAAGCCAGTTGTTAGATTAAACACCACAAGCGATGTTTTATTCGAAAGGAAAAAATTTTCTTTTATGCAAAATTTTCCTAATGTTCAATTTTATGATTATACAAAGCATTTTAATCGTATGATTAAATATTTAAAGGGTCAATTGCCTTCTAATTATCATTTAACATTTTCAAGAAATGAAAAAAACGACTTTCAAGCAACTCAAGTTCTTAAATCTGGTGGCAATGTAGCCGTAGTTTTTAGAAAGGAACTACCAGAGACTTATAAGGGTTTCAAAGTTATTACAGGGGATGAGCATGACTTGAGATTTTTAGATCAAAAAAATGTAGTTGTAGGCTTAAAAGAAAAATTAACGCTCAATAAAAAAACTAGAAAACTAGAAAGAAATTACTCTGGATTTGTAGTTGATTTAAAATAACAATAAAAAAGAAAGAGGAAAATATGACAATACAATTAATAAACTATAAAACTAAAAAAGATCTTAAAAGTAATATTGGTAAAGAATTAAATTACAAGGAAACCAATATTTTTAAAGATGAGTATAAAGAAAATGGAACTGTAATTGGTTGCAATTTTGATAGATCATTTTTTGCAAAAATTACGATTGAAAATAATATAATAAAAAAAGTAAGTTAAACAATAAAAAAGAAAGGGTAAACAATGGCTACACTAATGGAACTTGTAAAGATACAAGCCGTAATAGATAAGAGAGCGATAGCAAGCGACACAATAGAGACTTTGGAAAATAAATATTATTATTCAAAATCTAAGGGTGTTAATATTAAATTAGGCAATATGCATATTGATCATTTTTTAAGATCATTAAATTTAAAAGATGATCATAGGGATGATGTTGATATTCAAACGGCTCAAATAATAGTTAAATTAAAACAAAGTCTAAGAAAAATAAAGAGGTTATCAAATGATTATTAATAATTGGAAAACTAAATTTATCAATTTAATCAATAAGATAAGTCAAAAAAAGGGTTGGGAAAGTAGCGACATCAACCCATTTTTTAACATAGTCCACCATGTAGGAAGCACAGACGCTCAGACACTAAGACAATTTAAAAAACAAATGAAAGGTAAAAAATAATATGGATATAACAATCAAAGTAATTTTAATTTATGGCTTCATAGCGTTAGCTTATGAATTTTTAAAACCAAAAAAACAAAAAAAAGAAAGAGGTTTATATGAATAATCCAGAAGTAGTAAAAGCAATAAAAAACGCAACTGAAATACAACCAAAAAATAAATTTGCGTGTGTTCATTTTTTTCATAAAATACCAAACTCAAAAGAGGGATGGGATTTTATAAAAGGTGTAAGAAAGTTTATAAATAAAGATAGATACAAAGTGAGAGTTCTTGGAAGAGGTTCAAGAAAAAATCATGGCACGCAATCTTTCATACCTTTAGAACACGCAACCAATTATTCAGTTTATATTGATCATAAAATTATGGATAGAAATAATCCAGATTTTTTATCTAGAAAATTTTTCGATATAAGAATGGCAAAAACAAAAATTGAGACATCAATATTTGAATTGAATAATATAATAAATCAATAAAAAGAAAGAGGTTAAAAATATGATAAAAAATATGAGTAGTATTAGATTTACAAAAAAAGAAAAAGACTTCTTAATTGATTGGTTAAGTGATGATCTAAATATAGAATTTGAGAAAGATAAAACAAGTGATTTTTCTAATCCTATTGTCAAAAAATTATTACCTACAATTATTAAAAAACTAAAAACAAATGAAAGGAAATAAAAAAATATGAAAACTTTTAAAATTACAAGAATTGATAAAGTAAAAGAAATACAAATTGTAAAGGCAGAAAATGAAGATGAAATAGTCACCTCTGAAAATTGGGATGACTATGAAGTCTTATCATCTGAAATTGAAATAGAAGAGGTAAAAATATGAAAGTATTAATAGCTTGTGAATACTCTGGAACTGTTAGAGAAGAGTTTAAAAAACTTGGTCATGACGCCTGGTCATGTGATATTTTACCAACTGAAATTCCTGGAAATCATTTTCAAGGGGATGTATTAGAGCATTTAGAAAAAGATTGGGATTTAATAATTTCACATCCACCATGCACCTATCTATCAAATGCAGGTGCTTGCAGATTATATCCAGAAAAAGGAAAATTAGATATGGAAAGATACCAAAAAGGGTTGGTAGCAAAGGATTTTTTCATGAAATTTTATAATCATAGTTGCAAAAAAATAGCAATTGAAAATCCAGTATCTTCAAGAATATTTGAACTACCAGAATATTCTCAAGAAATTCAACCCTATCAATTTGGTCATCCATACACAAAAAAAACTAGATTGTGGTTGAAAGGTTTACCAAACTTAAAACATACAGACGTAATCGATAAATCAGAAGTTAAAACATTTATTGAAAGTGGAACTAGCAGATACAAGAACACAGATAAAAATAAAAATAGATACGTTGCAAGGGGTCAAAAAGATAGATCTAAGTTCTGGAAGGGAATAGCAGAAGCAATGGCAAATCAATGGGGGAATGAATAATGATAATTTTAGGAAAGCCAATACATAGAAGATATACAAAATTTTTTATGTGGTGCGTCATTTTTGTATCTATTATTATTATAGGTTTAGTTTTATTAATTAATTAATGAATAAAAAAATACAACAACAAAATTTAAGAGCGTTAACAAAAGAACTGTTCTTGAATCTTATGAGCGTTGACGGAATAATGAAAAAAACAATCATAAGAAATTTTAACAATAAAAAAACAGAGGATAAAAACAATGACAACAAACAACTTCGAGACTTGGTTACAAACTGCACAACC